TAATGGTTGCAGGTTCTGATCGTGTAGCAGAATTTGATAAACTTTTGCAAAAATATAATGGTGTAGAATCCAGACATGGTCTATATAAGTTCGACACTGTTAAAGTAGTTTCCGCTGGTGATCGTGATCCGGACTCTGATGACGTCTCTGGCATGTCTGCATCTAAACAAAGAGAGAACGCAAAGAACAATGACTTTGCAAAGTTCTCACAAGGTCTCCCAAAAGGTGTGTCCGATTCATTAGCAAAGCAACTGTTTAATGCAGTTCGCAAAGGAATGAATCTTAATGAAAATAAATCATTTATTAGACATGTTGAATTAGAGCCTGTTTCAGAACGACGTGAAAATTATGTGAATGGCGAACTGTTTTATAATGGTCAATCAGTAATTTTAAAAGAAACTGATGAAGTCGTTACCATTACTCATTGTGGTTCTAATTATGTTATTGTTGAAATGGATGGTAAGAAAAAGCGTAAATGGTTAACTGATGTTGAACCTCTGGAAGAAAGAAAGACTCCAGAAGATCCAGACATCGGTGATGCTCCAGGATCTCAGCCTAAAAAGTATTATACTGGAATGGCTAAGTCCACTAAGAAAGCTAGAGCAGCACAGTTCAAACGTCAAACCAAGATGAGCGATGATGATCCAGCTGCATATAAACCTGCTCCTGGCGACGCTGATGCTAAAACTAAACCCTCTAAGTATACTAAAAAGTTCAAACAAATGTATGGTGAAGAGAACTTAGAGGAAGAAAAGATTGAAGGTCTGGTAAAAAAGGCTGAGAAATCAGGTATTTCGTATGGTATTCTAAAGCAAGTTTATAATCGTGGTATGGCTGCGTGGAAAACTGGTCACAGACCAGGAACTACACCTCAGCAGTGGGCATTCGCTCGTGTGAATTCATTTATTACTGGTGGTAAAACTAGAAAAACTACAGATGCAGATTTATGGGCAAAGGTAAAGAAATGACCACTTTAAAAGAACTAAAAGAAAAAGCTGTATCCAAGCAGCAGCAGAAATTAATGGGATTGGCACTTGCATATAAGCGTGGTGATGTTCCTGATGCCGAAGTATCTGATACAGTCAGAGACTTGGCAAAGTCTATGTCCACTAAAGAACTGGAAAAGTTTGCAGGTACAAAACACAAAGGTCTGCCTGATAAAGTTGATGAGGCAGTTGCGATTGATGCCCGCACTAAGACATTTAGAGAAACGATGAAGCGTCTGAATGCAAGTAAGAAAAAGAAAGAAGATGCACCTAAAAAGATGACTTCTTTAGAGTTTGGCACAACTGAACTCAGAGATAGATATGCCTCTATGACTCCCGGTCAAGGTAAAGTAAATGAAGATGGACATACTGATGTTTCTTCATCTGAAAGAATGTGTAAAACTATTGTAGAAGATGCGAATGCAATATCTAATGCTTTAAGTAATATGGGCGACGAAGGTTCTCTTCCGACTTGGTGGACGAATAAACTCGCCACATCTGCTAAAGATTTAAACTCTCTTAATGATTATATTTCAAATCCATCGGAGAATAAAAAGTGAAAACATTTGGATGCCATATCGAAGAAGATCCGATTGTCGAACAGGCGGAATATCAGGGACGTAAAGTAAAACTTAATGACCCTTTTCGTTCGAGCGATGGTAAGAAAAAGTTTTATGTTTACGTTAAAAACGAAAAAGGTAACGTAATCAAACTTGGTTTTGGTGATCCAAACATGGAGATCAAACGAGACGATCCTGGTCGTCGTAAAAACTTTAGAGCAAGGCACAAGTGTGACACAAATCCTGGTCCTAAGTGGAAAGCTCGCTATTGGTCATGTCGTATGTGGGAAAAAGGTAAAACGGTTTCGGAGCTAGACTAAAATGCCTACACAAGCAGAGCGCATGGATCGCATTGAACAAAAGATTGATAAGCTCTCTGAAGTTCTCGTACAAATGGCGAGAGTTGAAGAACGCCTATTAAACCAAGAGGATGATCATAAACAACTACGGAAAGATATTAGCGATCTTTCTGATAAAGTTTCTGAAATGGAAAAAGTGGTTCAAAAGAACCAGATAACAGTAAATATTATAAATAAGATTAGTTGGATAATCATTACAGGCGTGGTGGGTGGTTTCGGCACCTTAATCACCTATCTGTTTAATAAGTAAGGAAAAACAAATGTCTATTAAATCTATGCGTAATGCCTTGATGGAAATGGCGACTCCCAAAACAGAACGTGCTACATGGGTGCCAGAGTCTATTGCTGACGAGCAAGTAGAAGCATTCATGGAAGCTGCTGTTGCTGCTGTACAAGAAGGCGAAGATACCTTTGTATTTGAAGGTAAGCACTACAAAGCAAAATCCAAGAAAGAAGCAAAGAAGCTTGACCCTGTAGGTAAGGCAGATGCTGACATTGACAATGACGGTGATGTAGATAGTTCTGATGAATATCTGAAGAACCGTCGTAAGGCCATCAAGAAGGCTATGGATGAAGAAATGGACCCTACCGATCACGTTAAGTACAATGACGAAATGAAAATGTACTGCGTATATAATAAAGACGGTAAGGTCGTAGCTAAATTTGATAGCGAAGAAAAAGCAAACGCATATGCTGTCAAGAACCATGATGCTCTGATGGGCAGAGAGGAGATGGATGAGGTTTCTTATAAGACAGCTATGAAGTCTTATCAAAAGGCAATGGGGCAGTCTAAAGATGCTGATGATGCAGGTGATAAGAAAACTGGCGATAAAAAATTCGATCAAGCGGTAAAGTTTGGTCGTTATGCCAATAAGAAGTTTCAATCTAGCAGAAACAAGAAAAAGCTGGTAAGAACTTTTACAGGAAAAGAGTCTGTAGAAGAAGCAGCTGCTCCCGGTTCTACTGCACAACATGGTCCAGATACTTCCACTCAAGATACATACGATAAGCAGATGAATGCTGGCGAGAACGATATTCCTATGGGAGATCGTAAAGAATTTGTTGATCAGCATAACATGGAAGTTGCTTTAGATGCTGAAGCAATCTATAAGCAGAATCAGGAAGAAGCTGAAAAAGCATTGAAGCAGACTCCACCTAGACTTGGTGATCAACGCAATGGTGACACCTCTTTTGTAAATCCTATTAAAACAGAAATTATTGATGGTATTACAAAAGCATTACAACAAATGAAGACGAACAACTAAAGGATTATTGAAATGTTGAAACCTCCTTCTTGGGCAAAAAATGCCAGACCAACTACTAGAGGTTGGGTAGATTCTAAGACTGGTGAATTGCTTATTTCTCGTAAGCACAGCGACCGTGAAGTTGAAGAATACTATATTGCTAAAGCTGATACTCCTGTATCCGCTCCAGCTCCAGCCCCTGCTCCAGAACCAGAGCCAATCATTGAAGCTGACCCAGAGCCAGTGGTAGAAGAAACTGCTGAAGTTCTGACTGAAGCAGATCCAGTAGATTATTCTGCTATGACTAAATCTCAACTGGCTGAGCATGCATATGAGACATATGGAGTTGACTTAGATACTTCTATGACTAAATCTCAAATGATTGAGGATCTTGAAGCACAAATTTAAATTATGCAACTTCACAGTGAAAAAGTAGAAGTAACAGAAGATAATTATCTGATTGTTGCTGCTAAGCATTATAATAATCCACAGTGTTCTAGTACCGAAGAATTTTATGCCGACCTTGATCGTATTAAGTACATCAAGAGAATTATAAATCGGTACTTAGAAACTGGGGAATTATCTGAAAGATTATTACTTAATCATATTATTGTGTTTTGTAATGTTTTTGGTATTGAGATTGGCGTCAAAATGATGGCAGTCAAACTTGAGTATAAGTATTGGTCAATTATTAAAACATTCTTAGTATTTTTAAAATATATAGAGCCTACTGATTTAATAGGCATCGAAATGGATAAAAAAATTATAACCGCTCTTCGGAAGATTTAATGGCACTCTCTACAATTACTGATACCATATACACCTATAGATTTCTGAAGTTAATGGTTACACCATTTGACAAGACGAAAGCCTATGAGTTGGGTATTGTTGATGAGAATGGTAAACGTACAGATAAAAAAATTACTACATCTGAAGAACGAGATGCGTTTAACCTCTTTCATAGACTCGTATTCAATCTGAAAAGACTGTTAGGTGCATTTCCGGGCGGTAAGTCTCGTATTGCTTCTTATGTAGCAGCGCTCGCTCTCCTTAGAGAAAACTACGGTGTTGATACAAAGTTAGCATTAAACGAAATGAATATTGAAGAGGGTGAGAAAGAATCTATCTCTACACTCTTAGAAGAATATTCTGAGGAAGAGAATCCTAAAAAGAAGAAAAAGAAAAAGATTGAAAAAGAGGAATATGGTACAACCACTGCTGATGTTGCTACCATCCCTACACCTATGAAGTTTAAAGCATTCTTGAGACGTAAAAAGAAAGACGACGAATAATGTTTGCGCTTCTTGGTTCGGTATTAGGTTTCGGTACATCTTTTGCTCCTAAGATTTTAGACACGATCAATAAAGGTCGTGAGCAAAAGCACGAACTTGCCAAGATGAAGATGAATGCCGAAATTAAGATGCAGATGCAGGACGCTGAGTTCGATCATCTGCAGGATATGGCGCATCATGAAGAACATAAGCGTCTGATTGAGCATGATATTGCTATCTCAAAAGAAACTGGATTCTTTGCTGGTCTAAAGAAAGGTGTAAGACCAATCATCACATACTGTTTCTTTGGGTTCTTTTTATTCTATAAGACAGTTCTCGTAATGGAAGCTTTGAGTAGTGGTCAAACACTTTCTGAGATTTCAGATGTTATCTGGGATCCACAATCTCAGTCTATTTTCGCTGCAATTATCTCATTCTGGTTTGGATCAAGGGCAGTAGAAAAATTAAAATAGCTTGACAAATCTCAAGATTTAATTTAATATAAGTATCCATACCAGTTTAAAAATCACATTCAAATTAAGAGGTGCGTTCTATGACAAACGGTCTAGACATGAGGGATTTTTTATCCCAAACAAAATTCTACGAATCCTATTCCAGATATATTGATGATGAAAATAGATATGAAAGTTGGGATGAATCTGTCGACCGTGTAATGGCAATGCACAAAGATTATTATAAAGATACAATGACTACAGCACTGGCTAATGAGATGGCTACTGCAACTACTGCTTACAAAGAAAAGCGTGTG